CTATTGAGAATGATAATCTTTTTGTAATGATCTTCCAAATTGATGAAAACGACAATTGGGAAGATCCAGAAGTTTGGAAGAAATCAAACCCAAATATCGGTATTTCTCCGAATTGGGAATACATGCACGAACAATATGAGAAGGCAAAGCTAGAAGGAGGAGCGGCATTGACTACATTTAAAGTCAAAAATCTTAATATATGGACTAAAAACCGCGAAATATGGGTAGATATAGAGGTATGGCAAAGAATGGCGACAGATTATACTGATAAATTACTTGAAGGTTGTCCATGTATTGCGGCTATAGATTTGGCGGCAACGCGAGATTTTAACAGTATGTGTACCTTATTTGAGTTGCCCAACGGTAAATTTTATGCAAAATTTCGGTTTTGGTTGCCAGAAGAAACAATCAAAATTCGCAAAAATAGACAAAGAGGAATTGATTTTGAAAAATGGGTGCAAAAGGGGTTTATTATTCCAACAAAGGGGAATTATAGAGATGATGATGTGATCGTAGAAGCTTTGGCGGAAGATTTCTATAAATATGATATGAAGTTTGGTGTATTTGATAGGCATTTGATCAAAGAGGTGTACACCAAAACCGAAAAAGTTGCTCCCGATTTGGAATTGATACCATTTGGGCAAGGATTTTTAAGCATGACCGCGCCAACAAAGGAGATGGAACGGCTTATCTCCACGGGTGAGATCGTACATGATGGTAATAAGTGTATGGAGTGGCAATTGTCGAATGTAGCTATTAAAGATGATGAAGCTGGAAATATAAAGATCGACAAACGGAAATCAGTTGATAAAGTAGATGGACCCGTGACGTTGGTGATGGCTTATGGTGGGTTTATTCACATGAAAAATAATATGCCTGATGATAGATTAAGTGATAATTTTGAAATTGTATTTGGGTGATGCAAATCCAACAACATGAAAAACTTTATTTTAGTAATTGTGGCGGTGGTGTTATTTGCTTTATTGGCTCCAATTGGCTTAATGGTGGAGTTGGTGATGGTGTGGAAGTATGAGAGCCGCAAACATTTGAGTGATTTTTGGTTGAAAATAGCGGTGTCAATTGATCAACTAGGGAATACGGTTTGTGCTACTTTGTTTAATTTAGTTTTGATTAAATATTATTCTCATCTTCGCTTCGGCAATCCTGATGAGACGATCAGCAGCGTGATCGGTAAGAATAAAATAAATAAGTCATTGACTAGGGCAGGGCGGTGGCTGGACTGGGTGCTGGATGCTTTAGACGATGATCATAGTATTAAAAATATAGAAAGTGATGAATAATTGTTTAGCTATGCGCCTGTGCTTGTATGGCGTATAGGTGTTGTTGTGCATAGTGCGATTATTAATAATGAAAAATACAGATATGAGTTGGTCAAAATTAGAAGATAAAAGTCCGAAACCATTAGGATGGTGGAAGCATAAATATTTGTGTGAATTTGGTTGGTGGATTAGAAATAATATAAACTATTCCAAAGGAGATAAATGGTATTATCATCACTTAAATAAAATGGTAGATGATTACGCAATTAATGTGTATGGTGTTAAAATATCTTAGCATTATGCACAATTGTAAAAATATAATCCTCAAAATAAACTTAATAAGTTGGTAATGCTTGACATTATCAACTTTATTTATTTATATTTGTAAGGAAATAAGAAATAATTATAGTTATAATAAGCGAGTAATTAAAAGATCTTAGGATGTTTTGACTACTCGCTTTTTGTGTTTCTAGTTATGACAATTACACAACGTATATCATCATTTTTAGGCATATCAAAAAGAAGCAGTGGACAAAGTACGCTATTGTCACGTCCTGCGGATTGGTTGGTAGAGGTATTTGGTTTGCCTGTTCGGAGTGGTGCGGTAGTAAGCCAAAGCACGGCAGACAGTGTAACAGCCTACAATTGGGCGGTTCGGGTGTTGAGTGAAAGTGTAGGAAAACTACCTTTCAATGTGTATAGGTTAGAAGAAAACGGGCGTGTAAAATTGTCGGGCAATTCGGTGGATCGTTTATTGAATTTAAGACCGAACAGCCAACAAACTCCAATTACTTTTTATGGTCGTATGGTTACGGCGTTAATGAAAAAGGGGAATGCTTACTATTTTATTGATCGAGACAATCAAGGCAATGTAAAGCAGTTGATTGATTTGAATAGTACGAATGTACGACCATTTCAGACTATTATCGAAGGTGAGCGAATTACTATGTATGATGTTAAAGGCTTTGACCTTCCTTTATATGCTTCGGATATATTTCACATTGTGGGTTGGGGAGATAATCCGATATGTGGTAAGAATCCAATTCAAGTTCATGCGGAAACTTTGGGCATTTCGCTTTCTACGGTAGAGACGAAAGGCGCAGTGTATGGTAATTTGGGGAACATATCTGGTGTGCTGGAAAGTGATAAAAAGATAGAACCTGATCAAAAGCGACAAATTGCGAATGGATGGCGTGAGCAATATGTACAATCCAAAAACGCTGGAAAGATTGCGATTTTATCAGAAGGTTTCAAATTTAAGCCTATACAAATGTCTCCTGCGGATAGTAAGATCTTAGAAGCAGAAGATTTTCAAATAGATGAAATTGCACGCATTACGGGCGTTCCACCGCACAAGTTATTTAAGCTTACCGCAAGCACGATGAATAACATGGAGGTGATGAATAGTGGATTTGTAGAAACGGTGGACACTATTTGCGTGAAAATAGAGCAGGAAGCAAGAGCCAAGTTATTTGCGCCACAAGATCAATTAAATCATATTGTTAGGGCTGATTTGTATGAATTGAGCCGTGGCGATATGAAAAGCCGTGCCGAGTATTGGCATAAGATGCTGCAAGATGGTGTGGTGATGATCAATGAAGCAAGAGAAGCGGAAGGATTTGTTAAAACGGAATCTGGTAACGTCTTTTATCGTCCTTTGAATATGATGTTAGTGGATCAAGATGGAAACGTGAAATATGATGGTAGCAGTCAAGAACCGATGGCGCGGGGCTGAATTCTATAAATACTATGATTGGTTTAAGTCGTTGGCTTATGATGGTCATTGTAGTTTGGTAGTGTATGGGTTGGGTGAATATAGGATATATGACGCAACTCCATTTTTAATTCAAAAATTGGAAGAGTTTGAAATTGAGTACACAAGAAGAAATAAGCTTTTTGAAGGAGATCAAGGGGCTGCGTAGAATTATGATGGGATTGCAAAACGATGTATCATATAAAGCCATTGACGCTTCTCATAGGGTGATCGTTCAGGTAGAAAAGAAAGGCGCGGATTTTTATATGCGTAGATGGTGGCTAAAGGCTGGTGATAGAAAGTGGAAGTTTAGCAAAAAAGGAATTTTATTAAATCAATATGTTCCACCGAGCGAAGGATTTTATACGCTTCATAAAAAGCAATATGAAGCGATTAAAGAAGATTGTAAATGACATTTAACGACTATCCAAAATCAGCCACGAATGCCGCAAAACGGGCATTGAAGCACAAAGAAGAGAATGGAAGCAATTGTGGTACAAACGTAGGGTGGACCCGCGCGAACCAATTGGCTAAACGGCAAGCTTTGAGCATGCAAACGATTAAAAGAACTTTTAGCTTTTTAAGTCGTGCGAAAACTTATGATCAGGGCAGGTTTTTTGATGAGGATGGGAAAGAAATTTGTGGCTCTGTCATGTATGCCGCTTGGGGTGGTGATGGAATGCGAAGATGGTGTGAAAAAACAATAAATAAAACAGAGGAAAAGACTTTAAATGCTATGGAAAAGCGAATATATAATACTGAAGTAAGAGCAGAAACGGGAGACGGCTGCGTTGGTTATGGCATTGTCTTTAACTCAAGAACTCATTTGTGGGGGAATGTATATGAAGAGATTGCACCGAATGGAGCACAATTGAGCGAAGATATTATTGTGACTTTCAACCATGACTTCAATATGGTGCTGGGTAGAGCAGGAGCAGGAACGGCAACATTTACAGAAGATGAAAAAGGAGTGCAGTATGAAGTGCCTCAAATGCCAAATACTACCTATGAAAATGATTTGAAAGAGAATTTGAAGCTGGGAAATGTTCGTGGTTCTTCTTTTATGTTTGAAGTCATAGACGAGACGTGGATGGACTTGGAAGATGGTAATGTATTGAGACGGGTCAACAAATACAAGGTTTACGAAATGGGTCCAGTTACTATGCCAGCTTATGAAAGTACAGATAGTAGTTTAAGAATGG